CTTCGGATAATATTACGGAGGCTTTTGTATGACGTGTTATCACCCAATTAAAGCCTACCGGGCAATCAATAAAAAAACCGATAATGGCAAATCTGTGATTTGCTTCAACCATTCCGATGTATCTGACTGCCCCTTTGAAACCCTCCTTCTCCCTTGCTCTAATTGTTCGGGCTGTCGTATGGATCGCTCCAAGTCTTGGGCAATTCGTTGTATCCATGAAAGCTCTCTTTTTGAGAATAATTGCTTCATCACTTTGACTTTCAATGAGGATACTGTCAACTCTCGTGGAACTCTTGTTAAGTCTGACTTCCAAAATTTTATGAAACGTCTTCGTAAACGCTTCGTAGGTTTGGAACCTGTCTCGAAAGGTACTGGTTATGTTCTCACCTCCGATCAACTCGACTCCACTGACCACCACTACCCTATTCGGTATTTTCATTGTGGTGAGTATGGGTCTAAACATTCTAGGCCTCATCACCACGCTTGTATATTTAACTTTGATTTCCCTGACAAGGTACTTCTCGAAAGTCGGGGAACAAATCATTATTACCGTTCTGCGGAATTGGAGAAACTATGGCCCTTCGGATACTCAATGATCGGACATGTCACTGTCGACTCTGCTGCCTACGTCGCTCGTTATATCCTCAAGAAAATGAACGGGAAGCTCGCGGACGATTATTACAAACGGTACGACCTACTGACCGGGGAAGAGTACCAACTTCAGCCGGAATACACGACTATGTCTCGTCGTCCAGGGATCGCCGCTGCCTGGTTCAAACAAAACCCTTCCTCCGTTTACCCAAAAGACTATGTAACCTCTGGGGGAAAATCGTTCAAATCACCTCGATTTTACGACAATATGTATGAATTAAGCCATCCAGAGGAGTTTCTGAAAGTCAAGAACAAAAGAAAGCTGGATTCCATGCTGAATTCTGACGATAATACTCCAGCTCGCCTTCGCGTTCGTGAGAAGGTGCTGCAATCGAAATTAACTAGGTTAGTAAGGACGTATGAAAATGATGACCAAGATTTATGCTGTGTATGACACAAAAGCCAAGCTATTCCAACAACCTAACTGTCTCCACAACTCGGGTGTTGCCTGTCGTGCTTTTAGCGACCTGGCGAAGCAACATGATAGCCCTTATGGCAATCATCCGGAAGATTTTCAGTTGTGGGAAATTGGTACTTATGATGATTCTACCGGCGTAATTGAGTGCCATGATAAGAAAACTCATGTCATTGACTTCGCCGACCTGGTAGGCGTTCAAGCGTGATGAGATTCTTTCCCATCCTGCTTATTCTAACCCTTGGGGGCTGCGTTCTGTACGTAGCCCCCTCTTTTCATTTGAAAGGTGAAACCGTGAAAAGAATTATTAAAAAACGTAAAAATGGAACCCGCCGTGTGTCGTACGTTACCGATCCTGGTTCCGTGGTTGAAAAACACCACAAAAATGAGGTGGACATCAATTCGATTATGAAGAAATACCGTATAACGGGTTTCCTCGAATCTTCTGCTTCGGAAGGTCAATATGGTGATTTTACCGATGCGACCGATTTCCATACCATGAAAAACCGTATTATTGAGGCAGAAAGCGACTTTGCGCGTCTTCCTGCGTATCTGCGTACGAGGTTCAACAACGATCCCGGTCAATTACTGTCATTCCTGGATGACCCTCAGAATCTCTCAGAGGCTCAGGAGCTGGGTTTATGCCCCAAGCCTATACCTGATAGCCCTCCAGCCTCAACGCCTCCTACAGAGGCTGCTGGACCGCTTGTTGCGGCTCCCGGCCCTGACTCGGCGAAGCCCGAGTAAGGGCCATCACAGTTCACTTACTTGATATTAACTGTGCGGACTGACACCAAACCTATCGAAAGGGCCAGAAATGCCATTCAAAAGACATAAACAAAAGTCTGTCATGAGTCATGAATTCTCGAGAATTCCCTCTGCAAACATTCAGCGTTCAACCTTCAAACGATCTCATGGGTACAAAACCACCCTAGATCCTGACCTGATTTATCCGATTTACCTGGACGAGGTACTTCCTGGTGATACCTTCAATGTCAAGCTTTCGAGTATCGCCAGATTGAATACCCCGATAGTTCCCATTATGGACAACATGTTCATGGATTTCTTTTTCTTCTTCGTGCCGAATCGTCTCGTGTGGGATGATTTTCAGAAATTCATGGGCGAACAACAAAACCCCGGTGATTCTACCGATTTTGTCGTGCCTACGGTTCAGGCCGATATTACCGATGGCTTTGCTATCGGTTCCCTGGCCGATTACTTCGGCCTTCCTACCGGGGTCCCCGGTATTACTGTCAATGCCCTTCCTTTCCGTGGATACAATCTGATTTTCGACGAGTGGTTCCGAGATCAGAACTTTGTGGATAGTGTTCGTGTAGAACATGATGAAGGACCGGATGACATCACCACTTACAACCTGCTCAAGCGTGGCAAACGCCACGACTATTTTACCTCCTGCCTTCCTTGGCCTCAAAAAGGGCCAGGTGTTGAGCTTCCTCTCGGTACTGAGGCTCCAGTTGTTGGTAATGGTACGTCACTTGGATTGACCGATCTGACTAACAACGTTGGGATATCTCGTAT